CTCCAGTCGCTTTCGCATCCGCTGCCTTGCCGGAGAGGGAGAGGGTGGGGTCGATGATTTTATCGACAGTAGCTTTCGCTGCGTTGGCAGTGGACTCAGCGTCGGCAATGCCGTTTTCCATGTGATTCAGATTTTCGGCGGTCAAAACATTGCCATTCGCAAAGTTCTGCTTTTGATAACCCATAGTCAAGATTCCTCCTGTTCTTCAGTAGTAGGTGAATAAACCAGCTGTCCGTTTTGGACTTTATAGGTTCGTAGGAAAGGACGTCCATCCGGAATGTTTTCCATGTACAGGACACCCTCCGGAGTTGGATGTGCGTTGTATGCCGGGTCAACGCTTCCGACGCTCATGATGGTTCCGTCGTCTTGATAAGTAATCATGTACATTTAGCGACTCCTTACATCAATCCGTAAACAGCACATGGGACGCAGCAGGTATCGTGCTTATTGAATTTCACACCAACGCCGGAAGCCTTTTGGGTATAGTATCCACCTTGCCCAAATGTTATCCCGCCATATGAAACGTGGACTCTTCGGACTCTTGGATAGTCCCACACACGGCTTGCAACTGACCAAATTCCATTGATGGGGAAAACGGTATACTGCAAGTCGCTTCCGTTCACTCCGCTGCCGTCCAAGCCGGTGTAGTATTCCCCGAACCCAATCACAATAGCGGAATATGGGCGCAGTCGGCCATCGTTGCAGATTACGGCTCCATCTCCTATGCCACTGCTTGGGTCGCCGTTCTCCCAGATTTTGTCCTGGCGAATGCCAGAGAATGTAATCTTTCCAGAGTCAATGGTGCAGCTTCCGCTTCCGTCTGTAATGGAAATGCCACTGTCTGTAACGACAACTTTGTTATTGCCACGAACAACACGGATATCTTCGCCGGTGATTTGAACCTTGCCATCCCATCCTTCATGCGTGATAACCAACCCTTCACTTTCGGTAAAGGTCATCATGCTATGAAGTTCTTTCTTTGTCGCCTTTGTCTCAAGACTCTCGTTCGTCTGACGATTGGTGCTCGCCTGCTGGTTGGTAACGCCGCTATTAGACTGTGTGTAAGAAGAGCTTGTGACGGTTTCGCCAGCACCAGAAATGGATGTATTGCAGTTCAGCGAAAATGTGACGTTGGTTACAATCGTGTTATGGAATGCGCCGTCTTTGTCCTTGTAGCGAATCATATCCATCGGAAACAAATACGGAGCAGACTTGATGGTGGCGCTGTATGGGCGGTAAGAGAAGCCGCCTCGTGCGGCAAGAAGTTCCTTCAACACGCCATCATACGAATTGGTTAGGAACCCGCAGTCACTCAAATCAAGCGCGTACTCGTTTGTTCCGGCAAGATAGGTGGTTTCGTCACTCACGTCACAGGTAAAACCGGTGATTGTGATGTCATTCTCCAACAAATCACTGGTGTACCGTTCGTTCATCGTGACGGTGACGGCTGTTTGTTCGTACCATTTAAGAACAAGCTGACCGTCCTCGTTCATGAAAGCACAAGTGCCCATCAACTGCGCACACCATTGTAAGCATTGGCGATAAGTCAACTGCTGCGAGGAAGATGGAAACCCGCCAATACTATACTGATGGTTCGGAAGAGCTGTCACATCGGTCAAAAGAGACACGTTGCACAACTCACAGATTTTCTGAATTAGCGCATCGACATGAATTGGAAACGACATTTTCGAATAATCAACGGCCTTGTCGAACTTGACCATGTAATCAAGGGCAGAAACCGTAATGATTTGTAGCTTTCGAGGAGACGTGTCGATAATGAATCGACCGCACGGAATCCAAACGACCTGTGCCTTTGTTCCTGCGTCACCAATCAAATTCTTTCCAAGAATGAAATTGCCAATGCCATTGAGAGCGCCAAGAACGGACTGCCCAAGAACAAAATGGCCAAGTGCTGTCGGGTCATCGCTCCAAACGCCAATTTTTACATAGAGAACAGCTCCTTCAAACGAAACGTTGTCGAACTTTCCGTCGTAGTTCCGTAACTTCAAGGATAGCTCAGACGCTACCGCAGAGCCGACCTCAATTTTGCTGTTGGTCACGCTGTATCGGTCAATCTTTAATCCGCCCTGGACAATGTCCGCTTCGGTGATGGTAAAAGATTCCTTCCCGTTGGAAAATTCGATGGCTGCGGTCTGACGGTTTCCCTCGTTAAAGTAATTTATAACGTCTTGCGATACGTTTACCATCAGTGTGCAGCCCTTTCGATGATATTAAAGGATATCCCTTCCCAACGGCGCATCCGCGAATTGTACATCGGCACGGAGCGGTCGCCAACGTAAAACTCGCTGGTTTTCCAATCGCCAGCCATTGCGTCAAGGTAGGTAACATTGATATACTCCGGATTGAACGCTTTCAGAATAACAGCGGCTTCTTTTATCGTGGTGTACTTCCATTCCAGTTCAAGCTTGACACACTGGCCAAGCCGTTTCTTATCCATGATGTTTGCTTCCGTTCGGCCAGCATCAGATGCGGAAATGTCCTGCAACTTCCACTGATAAGAAGAGGGGCATTTAAGATACTGCCCATCCACGCTCCGAATCGGATTGTACTGGTCGTAATCCATAAATGCCCCTCCTTTAAGTGCCAATGGGAATGATCGTTTTGCCGTTTCTCTGGTTTACCCGGCTGATTGCCTGAGATATGCTGGAAACGGAAATTTCGGAAGTAGATTCCTTTTCAAGCAGAGCCTTCAACAGCTCGTTCTGCTGACGAAGAAGCTCATTCTGTTTGGCCATAGCAGACTCAACACCTTCACGGATGCCTTCAACAATCTGATCGTTATTGGCAACCGCAGTGTGTCCGCCCATGCTACCAACAAATTCCGGACCAGATTCTCCGGCCAAAAACAGCTGCCCATCATCAGGGAAACCTCCGTCAGCGAAGCCGAACTTGTTTTTGGCAAGTTTGATAACTCCGCCAAGTGGGGTGAAGATATCTATCATGGTATCTTTTGCTGTGGTAAGAATCTTTTCTCCGATACCTTTGCTTGAGTCAGACCAGGTATCCTTCAAATCCTTTACCCACTGAATGTTATTAGCAATACCAAGACCGAGAGCAGAGCCGATTCCAAGAACGCCAGTACCAGCCGGAAGAGCTTTGCTTCCGATTGCGCCGAGCGTACTAGCCAGTCCACCGGAAGAACCGGAAGCACCTCCGACGCCAAGCGCTCCAATTTTTCCGGAGATGAACGTAAGGGCTTCACCGGCTTTGGTCTTAATCAAATCCCATCCGTCTGAAACGATTTTCACAATGCCAGAATCCGTGCCAAACAAATTGGAGAAAAACGTCTTCAAGCCGTTGTAAGCATCTTTCAGAACCGGAACCTGGTCGATAATCTCGCCAACTTTGGTTTTCAAGTCATTGAATGTCTTGATAACATTTTTGATGCTATCAATAGTGCCGGAAAGGCTTTTAACGGCAGTCGATACTTTGTCGAGAGCGAGATAGGCTCCTTCGAATGCCTTTTGAATGGCAAGCCCAGCAGCGCTAAGAGCGCCGTTGTAATGGTATTCGTTTTCGACTTCAGCAATGCTACTTTTGACATACGTTTTCATGTCAGAGAAAACGGACTTAAAGGCCTTTTTAGTTTCAACGATAGATTTCGAGGTGTTGGACAAGGCGCTAATAGAATCGGTGAACCCTTGAGAAATCTTCTTGCCGACATCCGACACAGCGTTGATGCCGTCAGAGAAATCCGTGAACACAGACTTGATTTTCTTGAGCCAGTCAGTCAGACCGCCGCCAACGTTCGACAAAACATTGCGCAGGCTCATGGCGGTTTTTTCAAGGCTGGTTTCGTCACCATTTGCGGTCATGGCAATGTTCGCATCACCCATGCCATAGTTTTTTTGCGTCAACTGCTGGCCAAGTGCAATCACAGAATCAGAAAGATTCTGCATCGCATTTTCAGCTAGTTCTTTGGCACCGGAGATGCCGTTGGCGAGACCTTCTACAATATACCAGCCAAAGCCCTTAAAGACTTTGGAAGGGGAGTGGATGTCCGTCTCAGTGGTGAACTTGTCGATGATGGCTTTGGCAAGATTTGCAGCCGCTCCAGTTGCGTTTCTGATTCCGCTCTGAATGCCTTTTACAAGACCTTGCCAAACGTTTTTCCCAGCTTCATACATTTTTGATGGCAGAGAAGCAATTGCGTCCGCAACTGCGTTTACCATGTTTGCAGCGGCTTTTCCTGCTTCCGCTGCCCAGTTTTCTACTCCATCCAAGAACTTTGTGAAGGATTCACCAGCCGATTTAATGTGGTCATCCAAATGAACAAACCAATCAATCACGCTCCCGATATCCGATATCAGATCAGCCAAACCAAGAAGAGCGTTAGCAATAAAGCCTTGATTCATCGAAACATCAAGGCGTTCTGCTTCGGTCGGGCCTTCACCAACCCAGCGAACAAACGTTTTAATGTCTGAAATAAGGTCAGCCAATCCGAGAAGAGCGTTCGGAAACAGCGTTTTGTTCATGGTGACATCTAAACGCTCAGATTCGCTAATTCCGTCTTTGACCCAACGAATAAAATCGGAAATACTGTCTACGATTTGAGCAAAACCGTCAACAAAGAAGGAAGCCATGTTTCCGGCATCAATTCCAAGCTGTTGGAAGGAACTGTGCCAATCGGATTTCAAATTAAAAGACTCTTTCTCGCTTTCACTTCCCAATCCGCGAATTGCAACAGAAACAGCCTCAAAGCCGATAACAGCCAGACCGGCAACTGGATGCCCACTAATAATCAATCCAATCCCGGCTAAAGTCATAGCCAAGTCGCCTAAATCTAAGTCTAGTTTTTTTACGACTTGTCGAATTGTTTCAAAAGCGTTAGAAACGCTTTCTTTCCATTCATCAGGCAACAGATCAAGAATCTGTTGCGCAAGTGTCTTAATGGACTCTTTTAGATGCTCGATAGACTGTCCGAGTTTTCCTTCGGTGAGAGAAATATTCCACCCCTGAGAAAAGCCGAGCGCCGCAAGCTCGATGAGACTTTTAATTCTTTGCAAGCCGATTCTGAACTTTTCGCTGTTTTGGTACAAATCTGCAAAGCGCCATGCAATTAAAGCGACTGTTCCAGCAATCACGACAAGTTCAGGATTGACAAGCAACAATTTTTTTCTTATTTCTCCAACAAGCTGTCCCAGCTTATAGGCCAATCCATGAGCATCATTTAACTGCTTAAAAAGAGCTTCTGCAATTTTCCATGCAGCAAATCCAGCAGATACACCAGCGATGATTGGAAGAAGTTTTTTAATCTTCTCTTTAATTTCATCAACGGAAGAACCAACGTAGTTCTTGAACATATCGTAGCCGGACAAGTCTACATTGCCTAAGATGTTGCCCGCAGCGCCAGCGCCAGAGCCGGAACCACCGGAAGAGCCATTGTCCTTCTGGATGACGTTCAGTTCATCAAAGCCCATGATGTAATTCTTGAACGCCTTTGCAGCCTTGCCGGTCGCTTTGGTGGTATTGTCCATCGCATCCGTGACGCCACCAACAGCATCGCTTGCACTGCTAAAGTCCGGGAACTCTACCTTCACGCCCATTAACGATGCGATGCCGGTCACAAGCTCTTTGACCAGTTCAACGCCTGCGATCAGCGGGGGAAGGATAGATTTCAGGGCAGGGTAGAGCAAAGAACCAACGGCGCGAGCCAGACTGTTCAGCTGTGCCTGCAAAATTCGAATCATGTTCGCAGGGCTAGACAAAGTGCGGGCGAAGTCTCCCTGTGCATCGGTGGTTTGCTTCATGATGGCAATGTACCGCAGAACCGCCTTGTCTGCCTGAGACAGGGTAGAAACGCTCTGCGAATAGCCAAGATTAAGCAGTTCCTGCTGCAACCGTGCGTTAGAAATATCGACACCCAGACGGCGAATTGGTTCAAGTTCGCCGGAGATAGCTGCCTGAATCTTCGTAAAGGATTCTGCAACAGGGATATTCTTCAAAGAAGCGAGGTCGTAGCCAAGCTGCGTCAGGTTTTTCGACAGCACATACGCCTTGTCGCTTGCCATGCCAAACGAGGTGGTCAAGCCTTGAATCGTTGCCATGTTGTTCATGGCTTCGGTTGGGTCAATGCCAAGCAGGGTCTCCATCTTGTTGATGAACGTGCTTGCTTCGCCGGTCAGTTCCTTCATGGACACGCCAAACAGGTTTGCAGCCTCATAATAGCTATTGAACTTCTCTGCTGCGTTGCCAAGATAGGTGGCAATGGCTTTCAGCGAGACCAGCTTTGCCGCAGACCGCATGAACCCATTCAGCTGATTGGAAAGGCTCATGTAGCTTTTTTTCTGCCGTTCGTTGGCAGCAGTCACACGGTTAGCCTGTGTCACAACCTTGCTCAACTGTGGTGGGAGCTTTGCAAAGGCGTTGCCTACCTTGTCAAGCTGAGATGCAAGGGGAGCAAGGGAAGCGGAAATTTTTCCGCAAGCTGTGGAAAACGCGTCGAGCGTTTTGGCATCCAATTTATTTGTCAAATCAGGAATTTTTCCAAACGCATTAAAAGCGCTTCCAACAGCTTTAAGGCTTCCTGTATCCAAAATAGACAACTGAGAAAGGCTATTTACGACTTCTCTAATATTGTCTCGCGTGGAGTAAAAGTCCACGCCGTTCAGAGCAGACACTGCGTTCGGAATCTTCTTGATGGCATTTACAACAGAGTTGACGCCCTTCACGCCAGCGGTCGTGTTGACAGAAGAGATGCCATTCAGGAAGTTTGTGACCTTATCCAGACCGGAAATGCCGGCAGACGATTGCTTCAGCGCGGAAATGGAACTAGACAACTTATCAAGGCTTGTACAGACCTTGCCAACACTGCCCTTTGTCCGCAAATTAGAAATGGCGGTAGCAAGCTTGTCAATGTTAAGCTCTGCACCCTGCGATTCCGCAGAGATTTCTACGGATAAGCTTGTAATATCAACATCAGCCATTGCTACCACCGTCCTTCTGATTCATCATAGAGAACATCGCTCTCTTGATGCGTTCCTGCGCTTCCAGTGCGCGTTGGTATTCGTACTCGTCCTGCTCTTTCTGGGTGAGAGGAATCGGCCTATCCATGTACTTGATGGGGCTAGACCCTTTCTTGCGGAACATATTGCCAACCGTAGAGGAAAGCGCAGATGCCGTGTAGAAGCCATTTCTCCACGCTTCAACATTGGCTCTGCGGGCACGCAGTTCTTCCGCGTCACGGTATACCTTTGCCAACCAGACGTCATCACGCCAGAACTGGTCATAGGTCATGCCAATGGAAATGTAATAGGCTTCTACATCGTGGAACAGCTTAGACACAGAGAATGGCTCTGTGTGGCTGTCCGGTTCTTGAGACTGTGAAGTTACACAATCTCCCACGTTGCGTTTTTTGCGGTCTTGTCCTCTTCATCGGTGGCAACCAGAGCCTTGATGGAATCTGCGTACATCTCCATCAGAGCAGCCATCAGGCCTTCCTTGTCCTCGATGTGCGAAAGCATATCATTGACCATCTTTCGCTTGATGCTCTTGTTGCGGGCAATGAACGCGCCGTAGAACAGAGCGGAAGTGTTCTTGATGGGGTTGATGCCGTTGGAGAACTCGTAAATCTGGAAGCCGTTGCGTTCAGTGGCTTCTGCGCTCTCGCGGGTGAAAGTCAGCTCGTAAGTGTTCTTGCCATCGGGGGAATGAAAGTTGATAACCTTAGCAGCCATAATAAATGCTCTCCTTTATAAATAGGAGCAGAACCAAATCCGTTGTTCAGTTCTGCTCGTTTTGATTGATTCGATTTGTGCGGATTAGCCGCCATTAACGGTCAGGCTCTCGCTGAACTTCGGGGTAGAGTGGAAGATGCAATTGATGGTCATCTCCACAACCTCGTCCACGCCAAAGCCGGACAGACCAACCTGGTGCATACCCTGCCAAGTGAAGCCGGAACCGTCCTGCATTTTCAGGGCGTAGTACTTGTCCACGTTGCTCTCAGAGGTATCGTCATAACCAGCAGCCTTGACGGCGGCGTAGTCGGTCTTATTGTAGTTGGCGGTAAAGGCTTTGGTGTCAGCCTGAACGATGCCAAAAATCTGCTTCTGCATACCATCAGACAGGGTGGTTGCATCCAGAAGGTTCGGGTCGGAGATCAGGTCAGGCACATCCTTAATGTCGCACAACTTCGCCAGAGTGGTTGCGCTTTCGCCACAGTAAAGGGTAGTGTTCAGACCGGAGATAGCAGTACTCATAGAATGTTTACCTCCTTAGTTTCGGTAAATCATTCCGTCCTCTCCGATTGTTGCCCCATAGCTGCAATCAATCCGATAGACGGAATTGTTGTACAGCCCATTCAACGGGGCAAACGACTTGCGATAAAATTTAAGCGGTTCAAGAACAGAATCCACGATGCCAACAATGGAACGTGCTTCTGCAATGCGCCCGGTGTTCTTGTTAGAGTAGACCCGCACACGCAGGGAAACGGCAGCGTACTTGCTGTGACCGGCAGAATCAATGTGTACAGGAAGGTTGCTGTTTTCCTCTATCTGCACACACGGAAACTTTTTGACGTTGCTGTCGTTGATTTCACCAGTAACGAAAATGCCAGGCATTTGCTTTCGCAGTTCCTTAGCAACAGCCGTAAAGATAGAGTTGAAATAATCGATCAACTATTCCAAACCTCCCTCCACGTTGCTTCGACTTGAGAAGCCATTTCCTCAACAGCCCCCCACATAGCCATAGCCGCATCGTTACCGCTGGTGTAATTCAGCTGACCTTTGCCTTCTACTTCCTTGACAGGCGTACCGGCATTGCCAGATTCACCGTAGTAGTACCAGCGCTTGCGCTTGCCGTTTTCTTTGCCGTATGTGCCATGCTCGCCGATGTTATCAGGCAAAGGGAGCGGGCCGACTGTTCCGGCAGCGCCCCAGCCCTGATGTGTAACACCTGTGCCGAACTCAATGTGAGCAACCGCCTGCCCCTCCGCTAGGATGGTGCAAGAAGCGCCGTTTTGGATAACTTCGCACTTAACATTGTTTTTGCCAGCGTATTGGGCATTGGCAAAACGGATTGTTGCAACAGCAAGACCTTTATCGGCAAGCGCCTTTGCGAATAACTGCGCCTTTTGGTTCAGGGTGGTCTTGTATTTGCGAATATCTTCCTCAGCCTGTTTAAGTCCGGCATCGCTCAACCTCACTTTAATTTTCACTTGCAGCCACCTCTTTCAGCGCATACAGCGTGTCCGTAATATGCTCTGCGACTTTGACCACAATGTAATTGAAGGGTTTTGAAACGTCCGTCTGGAACCAGACGCGCGTACCTTCATAAAGCGGTGTGTTGCGCTTTTTGCTGGACGAACTGACAACGTAGCTGTAATCCGTGAACGCTCCAAAAGGGTTTGCTTCCGCAGAACCAGTAGGAGGGCTGACGTTCAGCATCAGCTTTGCGGGTTCGCTCCACGATTCGTATGCGGATTCGCCAGTCTCGTTTCCCCACTCGTCCACGACAGGCGTTTTCTCGCCGACCGGGTTTGAATACCACAGCGGGCGTTTATCCAGCGGGCTTCCATTAAACATCAGCCGATAACACCTACTCTCGGAACCACTTCATTCAGCAGGGACTGTGCCACATCGGAGCTTTCCCACACACGAGTAATGCCATTGTTGGTGTAGCTCGTCTGTCCGTTTGCGCCGATGTGGTTGTACAGTTCCGCTGCAATGCGTATCTGCAACGACTGATACTGCAAGGGCAGCTCGTCCGGTCTGTTGCCGAAGGGGTAGCCCTGCGCAAATATCTTGTCTTTTGCGAAATCAAGCAGCAGGTCGAAGAGTGGGTAGTCATCGTCCGTGATTTCACGGTCAAGTGCAGGGGCGATGTACTGCCCCAGCTTGACTGCCGCTTCGGAATACTGGTCTCCCATGCTGCTTTCCTCCTTTCGCCTTAATAAGCCTTGATGCAGTACACAGCGTCCATACGCTCAAAGGACGGCAGGACGATTTCAGAGACGTAGATGTTGGTGTTGACAGGCTGCACGGTCTGCTCGGTGGTAACAGCAACGCCAGTATTCACAACGGAAACCTGTGCGTTGGAGATGCCAGCCATCAGGTCGGCTTCCTCAGGGGTGGCAACATAGTACATATTGCCCAGAGAGCCAGAAGGAGCCAGCACGACATAGCCATCAGGCAGATACTTCTCAGCAGCAGCGGTTTCCTCCGGCTTGTACATCTTGTCGTACAGATGAATGCGGATGCCAGATGCAATTTCGACAACAGAACGTGCCTCGGAATCGACAAGAACGGCGGTGGCGGTTTTCATAGCCGTCAGGAACCGGTTTTTGATTTCATCCGCAGCAATCATCTTGTGGAAAGTGTTGGTGTTCATGTAGGCATCGGTGATAATCTCACCAGTGTTTGCCAGCACGGCGTTTGCGGCAGTGGTCATCGTGGCGATGGGGGTTGCAGTAGTAGGAGCATCCCACTTCTCCTTGGTAGCCAGAGCCTTGTAATTGGACTGCTGCCAAGTGCCGTCCGGGTCGTAATCGTAGACGTAACTCACGCCGTTGGATTCGATGGAGATGCCGGGCTTGCCAGTCTTAGGAGCCAGAAGCTGCCACACCATTCGCTCAGGCACAATGCGAGCACCGGTAATAAGCTGTGCGGTATCATCGTAGACACGATTGATAACGTCTGCCGCAAACTCCTGATTAGTAGCCAGAACAGAGATAATCTTGCGGCGGTCTTCCTCGTCAATGTGAGTGCCCTCACGGAAGAACGGCATACTGGTCTCGGTCATCTTGATGCCCTGACGAGTACGGAACGTAGCCTTGGTGTCGAACACGCTAGGCTTCAGCGAAACGCCAACGCCCTTATGGCCACGCAGCCACTTCAGTTCCATGCTGACCCTCTTACGGGCAGGGAACAGAGCATCAGAAGCATAGGGCTGCGCATTGGTCGGGTCATTTGTCCAGTAGGCGGCAATCGCAGCAGGGGAGAAGATTTCATTCAGATTCAGTGCCATAATTTAGTCCTCCTTACTCGCTCTTTGCGCCAACATCGGTACGGCAGAAAACGGCGGGAACAGCCTTTTTCAGAGCGGCAATATCGTTTGCAGAATAGGTAAAGCCAGACAGCTTTGCCTTGTCCACATCAATAACGCCCTGAATCAGCAGTGCGCCATTGGGGTTGACGGCAGGGTCAACAGTGTGCAGCAGAATGCCAATGGCATCGGTAGCCGCATCGGTAGCGCTGGTGCCAGTGGTGGCAGCAGCTTTCAGGCCAGTCTTTGCCATAGGATAACCAGCCGGAACGGCATTGGTCTCCTTGACGGTAAAGGGAATGGCAACGTAGGTATCAGCAGCCAGAATAGTGCTTTCAGGAGCCGATACCGGAGTATTAGTGTACTTCATGTTTTCCTCCTTAATGGAAAGCAGTCATTGCGTCACTCGATGCCTTGTTTGCGTCTGCGCGCTCCTTCGCAAAGCGTTTAGCAAAGGAAACACCTGCGCTATCTGCGCCGTCGCCATTGCCATCCGCACCCGGAGGTGTGGGCATATCCTTCAGCAGAGAAGCCTTGTATGCGGTGTCGTGGGCAGTCATAAACTCCGACTGGAACTTAAATACCTTGTCCATGTCACCGTCAGCCAGTGCAGATGCAGCCTTGTTGGCAAGTTCGGCATCATAACCCTGTGCAACGAACTTCTCACGGTAAGATGCAAGGGTCTTTTCCTTGACGAGATTCTCTTTGTCGGCGGTCAGGGCTTCAATCTGCTTCTGCATCTCTGCCAGCTTGTCAGCCTGTTCCTGTGCGGCGTTCTCGTCATCGGTACGCTTTGCCTTGAGCTGCTTCTTGTACTCCGCAGCTTCGCCATTGGCTTTCGTCACAGCGTTGCGCAACTTCTCGACCTCTGCGCTAGGGTCTGCAACCTTTTCAAGCGCAGAAATGATTTCATCGGCGGTCATGCCCTCTTTGTAGGCATCACCAAGCAACACATTGAGTTTCATATCGTTAATTTCCTCCTGCGTTTTTTTACCGTTGCTTCCCTGCAACGCTGCGAAATTTGTATCCCGGCTTCCCTGCCGGAATATATCAGCCCGCTAATGCGGATTGATTCTGAATTATGCGCACAACAGATTGTGTGCGTTCGTCTTGGTAATGAAGTCTTTAACTGCGGTATATTCCCATCCACAATCCACAAGGCCGCTTACCAAACATTCCATAGACTGAATCGCCCGAAGTTCCTCTTGCGTAAAGCAATCGCGTAAATTATCAGATGCTTTGATTTGATATTTTTCACGAAGCTGTGCGGCGTTCATTCCAAACAAAACTTTATAAATGACATTGGTATATGTGGAATATGCGTGACCGTGCATCCGCTCATTTTCGGTGGACTGTTGCAAAGCCTTTGTAAGAGCTTGCCGAACAGCAATGCCTTTTTCGCGTTCAATCAGTTTTCCGCGCAATGCGCTTTCCATTGCGTTAAACTGTTTGATGTACGCTTCCTTAAATCGCATTGCCAATTCGCCAGTGTATCCCATCGCAAGGAGAACGAATCCATCCCTTGTCACAAGAAACATAGGCTGTTGCTTTCCTTGCGAATTTTCATAAGAGGACTGCACGAAATTGTGCAGTCGAAATTCTTTGGAGCATCCGATTTCACGAATGTCTTGAAGAACACGGCGATGCTCTTTCCCGAATGTTTCAGCAATATCTAAGCTGGAAACAACGGTACGCTCTTCATGGTTGATTTTTGCGATTTCGACTAACATTTCTATCCATCCTTCCTATTTGTGGATTTTGAATGTTCGGATATGTGCAAAGGGCTATTCGTCCTCTGTTTCTTTATTGGTATCGGTAGACTGCTGGTCTCGGCTTCGGCGCTTTTCCATCCTCGCCCAGCTTGCCAGCGGCAATCAGGAAGGGCTTGCTCATTTCATAAGCAGCTTGCGGGTCAGGGAACAGACCGGGCGTAGTGAACGCCAACTGCGGGTCAATCGGTTGCTGAATCATCTGTGCGAAAATCTGAACCTTGCTTTGCTGGTTATCATACTGACGGCGCGGCAGTTTGATGTTGATGTCACTTGCCATCAGCTTAGAACCAGCCGTATCGCGCAGGATTTTCAGCATTACAGACAAGCTTTGGCGTTCAGCATATTTGAACATATTCTCGTACTGCTGCGCTCTTGCTTCGGTGTGATTCCAACCGTTGCGGACGATAACTGCGCCCACGTTGTCGGACGTTGCGTTCTCGCTGCCAGTGGCACTAGGCATAGCGGTCAGGCTGCGGTACACGTTTAACATGGAATCAAGCAGGGTCTGGCTCTGCTGCTGGTCAAGCTCGTTTGCAATCTGCGAAACAGAAGCGGGCAGACCAGAAGTAGATTTCAGGCACATTGCGCCAAGCTCTTTTACTTGGTCGAGAGCATCCTTGTCCACAAGGCAATTGGTAAACACCATGATGGACTGGATGAACTGTGCCACACCGTCCAAACGGTTGCTTTCAAGGTCGTTGATGGCATCCAGCACAGGGATAGCCGGTTCAAACAGACCCATACGCTCCGGGTTCAGCTTGTATTCGACCATCGGTAGCATTCCAAGGGAGTGGTTCTCCGTTTTCGTAACCTTGCCGTTGTCGATTTCAAAGTACTGGTTTGGCGTATACACGCAAATCAGGTCGTTTAGGTCATTCTGATAATTGCGTGGGATGTGCAGAACGTTTGCAATGGGTTTGTGCCCGATGCCGGAGTTGTAAATCACATACGCCATATCCGGGTCGGGAACGTCCACCAGCAGGGGCGTTTCGTCCGGGTAGTTGCCGTTGTACCCCTTATCAGGAAGAACAATGCGGTATCCCTGTCCGCACTCCAACATCCACTGCCAAAGCCGCCGATCAAGCGCATCCTTGCCCTCATACTGCAAGGCGTTGGACAGGCGGGCGATTTCCTCACCATCACCTGTTGCCGTTTCAGACCGCACATAAGAGCAGGGAGTGCCGCTCATGTAGCCTGTGTAGAAGCCAACACATTCGTTGGCGTGGTTCTCTACAATGCGATTGGTTATTTCAGCGTGGTACTCTTTCGTGCGGTGGAGGACAGGCTGACTACCCAAGTAGTAGTTGTGCAGAAAGCGAATCTCGTTCTTGTTCAGCAGATGAATAGGTTCTGCCTTACCCATGACCACTTTCAGCACGTTTGCCAGATTGATTTCCGTCTCCGGCGTTTCAATCGGTCTGCGTCCCGTCAGCGGCTCATTCAGAAAACCGCCAACGACTATTTGATACTCAGCCATGTTCTCCTCCTTTCCGGCAAAATAAAAAGCGCAGCAAGACAGACCTGTTAAGGTCTATCTCACTGCGCCAAAACTGCGCTTCAAAAGCTATTTACTTTTCCGGTGGATGGATAATTTTTACCCACCCTTCCTTTGTGTCTCCTTCGATAACGCCCTTGCATCTGTCACACTTGAAATGGTATCGTCCGTCCACTTCGCCAAGATAGCGGTTGCAGCGGACGTTCTTATAGATTGGGTTTTGCCTGATACAAGGGCAACAAATTCTAACTAGCATGAGCGCTCCTTTCGTTGGATTTCTGGAAACAGGCTGTTGAGCACAGACCTGTCAGAAGCTACTGGGAAACTGTTCGCGCTTCCAGCCGCGCTATTCTTCGCCCGAAGAAAACCATTGTAGCCTTTACATTCTGCTGTCGGACAGACGTAAAACGGGAAGCTACAATTTTGGTGCTGCATAATGGATTTGAACCAATGTATGCCCGGTTATGAGCCGGGTGCTCTAGCCATACTGAGCTAATGCAACATAAAAACCTGGCTTAGAAAGCCGTTGCTCTTTGCAATGTGAAAAATCTTAAAAGCATTGTATCGAGAGCCAGGAATAACGGCAGAGGTATTATCAGGAGAATATATCCATGCAAAGCAAGAGAATCGTTGTGCTGCGTAGCGGGTTTGAACCGCTTCGTGTCAGTTGGGGGAGACAAACAACGTTTCGTCCACTCGAAAACTCAACATATAACCCCCGCGACAGAGAAAGGCAGCTGTCGCGGGTGAGTGAGAAAGGAGTGTAATGCAATAAACTGACGAGTAAAAATGACTAAAACCACGTCAATGCAATACATTAGAGGAAGCTGCAAATCTTCCTGTTTATATTTTAAGCCAAAATGCAACCCAAAATCAAATTTTTGTTTCCAAGCACTGCTATATATGACACTTTTCTTAAAAAGGCCTCTTGACAGGCTCGATTTTACTGATTCCGTTATACAATTCATCGGCAAGCTGCGCCAGACTGTCCGGCGCATCATCGTGCGGAACTTTGCCAAGCTGCGTAAACATCGTTAACTGTTCCATGAACGCCTTGTACTCTTTCGACTGGTGTTTTTCGTCAAGGAAGTAGAACCGTTTGATATCAGGCGCATACTGGATGATTCTTGACAGCTTGCTTTGGCCACTGGGCGCACGTTGACTGCGAACAGAACAGTGATATCCCTGCTGCCGAAGCTGGCTGTCCACCACGTCACAATATTCGTCACCACCGTTGTTGGCTTCGCCACGCACCACGTTGATTTTGTGCTGGATAATTTTGCCCACAACTTCCGGTCTAGTCACGGTCTTATCGCCGTTATTGAACACAAGGTCAGGGATGAACACAGCATCTCCATACACATAGGCGATAGGGCAGGCAGTGAAGTCACCGCCGCCCCATGCAATATCCATGACCATGAGCTTTCGATCAGGCTCACCATCAGGCAGAACGCCGTTGAAATACCGCAGTTCATCGGCGGGGAACAGCAAGCCTTCACGCACATAGGGCTTGCCCATGTACTTTGCCCACCATGTTGCATCGTCAATGCTGGCTTTCATATCGGCATAGTAGGCATCGTCAAATCCAACGCCATAGTCATAATTGAAGTTGCTATGTCCGTTCTCATCCACAGCAGGGATGACCCGAAAGCGGTACTTCGGGTTGTCCGCATACTGATTCTGGATACGTCCAAGAGGGTCAAGCACGTTCCAGCGTGTACCGACCATCAGCTCTAATGCGCCTTGCTTTTTACGGTCTTTCAGCTGATTCAGATAGGCATCGTATTTGTTGTTCAGACGCTCAACATTCAGGCTTTCCTCCAAGTCCTCAATCAAGTCATCGCTGTACAGAACGCCGCCCTCGCCAATTTCAACAGCACCAGTCAGTGTACCGCCAATAGAGCGACAAGTCAGGGTGGGGAAGCGTTTCTTCCGGTTCAGGTCAACACTTTCGTCCTTTGCGCTTTTGTCCACAAGCTGAACGTCAGGGAAGATTTTGCCCCAGTTATAAGTTACAGGGTCAGTGATGATGGACAACACTTCGCCGTAGAAGCCGTTGGTCAGCTTGTCAGAATGTCCACTCATAACCGATGCAACGTCAGGGCGGTTGCCCATCAGCCATGTGATGAAGAAGATGCACAGGGTACTGTTATGGGTGGGAATCAGCCGCTTACCAGCGCAGTACACGCCACCTTCGACCTGAATGCAGTTGCCCTGCTTTGGCTCGATGCGCTCAAATCCACAGAACGCCACACGGCGAGGTTTAGAGAACTCCTTTAACTGCTTGCGAGGAACAACACAAGGAATGGGGCAGGTGGGGTTAAAAGAGATGGAATAGACTGTCAGATTGCCTTTAATGCCACTAGATGATACACGAGGTGGATATTCAACCACGCTGCATCTCCATCCAAAGGTAGAAACTAACGTGACAAAATCATCTCTCATTTTCGGCTCCGTGGTAGAAAAAGCGTACCGATGCTCTTTTGCTCGCAATGTGCCATCCGTATCGAGCAGACCAGCAAGCAATTCCATGCGCTGTGCAATGCTGGCTGTAAAGTATTCTTCTGGGATATGCTTCACGCAGCGTCGGTGACTATGGCACATATCGCCTTTTTGAAGTGCTTGTCGTAAGCCAGAGAATCCGTAGTACTCAACACCAGTGTCCTTGTGAACCGTATGCCAACTAACCGGGTATCCATCGTTAATGACGCGCTCGACAATCACTCGATCACAAGGAGGTTCGCAAATATCCGGGTGCTGATTGCGACCGTCACCAAGCCAAGCGCCCAACGTATACGGCTCAACGGGCAGTTTTTTATACTCTCCATCAACAAAATTTTTGAACGGAACCTGATAACAGAATCTTATGCCATCTTTTGTATCGGTAACATAATCCTCCATCATCCGCTTAGTTTCGACCACATCAAATCCGTTCTTATGGCGGTTAAATACAGGCCACTCGTGGTTTTCATGACAGTCAATGTATGTGCCGTCAGAGAAATGGCAGCGCACATCAAGCTGACACTTAGGTGAAACGGCCAGCACCTTGACGAATTGGCCTTTCGGGCTGATAATTTCATCGCCAACCTGTAAATCGCCGTGATTCTTCCAGCCGTTTCGTGTAAGAATCGGCGTGTCATCGCTCAAAGCTTTGCCTACGCGAGCCGGAAGACTAACTCCCAAGAAGTCAATTCGCTTATAAAACAAGTCCTCAAGGTCATCTGCCAGTACTTTCAGAACCCTGCGTCTAGGCTGATAGAACTTCTTCTCCGGCGCACGGTTCCATTCAAGGTAGATACAATAGCTGTCAAACACATCCTTTGCTTCAAACAGGTACGTCCGGCCGATAATGTCATAGACCTTCGCCACGTCCTCGCCTGTTTTCATCTTGCCCATCATAGCTGCACAAACAGAGCGCAGTTCTCCAGAGTACTTGTAGGCATCAAACCGCTTGTCCTGCGACAGGGCATCTCTTAGATTCACCACCGCCTGAAACCAGTCCTCGTAGACCTGTGCTTCGGTCGGATTCTGCTTTGCATACGATTTGATGCTGTCGATGATGGCGATACACTGCTTTGGCTGCATAAAAAAATAGGCACCCCCTACCTGAAAATGTAAAGAGTGCCTACAACTGCACAAAAATCAAATATTCGGTTTTATTCTAGGTTGCGAACAACGTCACCTCGCGTCTTTCGCACGGTTTTCGTCATAATCCGTAAACATAGCGGCTGCAATCTTCATAGCTTCTTCTATTGTAGGAGCCTTGATGAATGCTCTGCATCCAAACAGGACTCCGCTTGAGTTTGTTTTGTTATCTTCTGGAATGATGTAGATTTTTCCATTTTCGCGTTTGGCAAGCCATGTAGGAGTACTCCTATATGCTTCTTCTTTTGCCTTGCGTTCAGCTTCAATTTTTTCACGGACTTCTTTGAAAACAACATCAGCTTTCCGCTCTGCATCTTGCTTAGACCACGCATCGACATAAGCAAACCCGTTCTGCCAGTGACCAATGATAACATTTTTCTCAACGTTATCTAAATGCTGTTCACAGCAATCTGCGCCACCATAGGCATAAACCGTATAAGTGGGTGGTTTTGCCGTCAACTCTTCGTTATCCTCATATTCTTCAACATCGGCATCGTAAATCTCTGCGATTTTCTCAGCACGTCTACGGCTCTTGGTCAGAGCGATGATATGATATTCGTCCTCTCCACCACTTGTTACTGCGTAAAGTTTTCTAGCCATACTTTCACCTGTTCTGTTCAGCAATCCGATACCATGTCTGGCGGGTCACACCAAGCTGTTTGGCAGCATCCGTGACCGTGAGAATGCGCTTCTCCACCTGTTCATGGAGAACGTCAAAGAGGTTTCGGTCATACTCGGTGGGCTTGCGACCTTCCCTGTAATCGGGGCGCTGACTGGCAATCTTCTTGCCCTCTCTGGTGCGCTCAACAATCATGTCACGCTCAAACTGGGCAAATACAAGGAACATACCTCTCATAGCCCTACTAGCAGGGGTGTTATCCATCACACCAAGATTCAGCACGTTCACCCGGATTCCTTTTTCAATCCATGAATCAATCAGTTCATACCCACCAACAAGGCTTCTGGCAACACGATCTAGCTTTGTCACAACGATTGTATCGCCACTCTGGACTTCCGCTTCCAGCTTGTCCAATTCCTTGCGTTCCATTTTAGTGCCGGTATATACCTCTTTGAAAATCTTAGTTGCACCAGCGGCCTTGAGAGCTTCTTCCTGCGATTCAAGGCTGTTGCCGTCAATCGCTTGACCAGCGGAACTGACACGAGCGTAACCGTAGATCATTCAGGTTCACCACTTTCCGATTTGCTACTTGTCAAAACGTATTCATTCAAAGCATATTCATGTGAATTTTTAGGAATGAGAACAACGTCATAGTTGAGAACATTAGCAAATTTAATTAAAAGCTCCAAAGACATAGTTTTTCTTCCCAAACGAGTTGCAGCGGCATTCTTTGTTTCGCCATAACCAAGTTCGTGATTCAGCTTAGCCATATTCATATACGGATTGTTTGCTAATATCTTCTTCAAAGCCTTCGTTACGTTCATTTTTGTTGCCCCCATCTCTTTCTTGATTCCATTATATCACACAAGTGTGACTTGTCAATAGAAAAAATGGCAATTTACTATCAATACGGTCACTTTTTTATCAACACTTTTTTGTGTTAGTTTACAACTTGTATAATTATCGTATTATCAAGTTTTACTATAAATTTCCGCCCCAATTCTAACACATTAAAGTGTCAAAACCACCATCAAAAATGTACACTAAAACGTGTTTTAACGTACAAATTATACAAATTGGGCTGTTGACAACTATATACAAAGCGTCTATAATCTAAGACAGCAGAACACACGATGAATCAGCCAGCAACGGTAGATTTATCCTTTGTGGCATAAAAAATAGGCCGTCAGCACCACCGACCAAAGTTGCACTGACGACCTATTCCACCACAAAACAGAAGCTGCGCAACCAAGGGCGCAGTCTCGGTTTCTGTCAATTATTATAGCAGAAGCAGACCGCTTCTGCAATAGAAAGGAGCAAAAAACATGAACTTTCCCACGACAACCGAAGAATTTCTGAAAACCCTCGCCCACGGCAAAGAGCCGACCAGCGAGGACAGGGAGTACGCAGAAGCACTGGGTAAGCTGTCCGAACTAAACTATCGGGCAGGGTACGAGGCGGGAAAAACGGCTACAAAAAACTGATGTTATACCGCAAAATTCTATGTTTTATAAATTACATCGTAAAATATAGACGCAAGAGAGTTTTTGCAGTATAATATAATTACGCCGAAAGGAGGTGAGCGAGTATGACGTACAACAACCCGAATGGTGCACAGTGCAACGCCAACGTCAGCAAGGAAATGCTGGCAGAGATCAATCACTACTGCACCGTATGCGACCTTAACCGCAGCCAGTTTATGCGCAGAGCTATTTCAGAGTATCTGCAAAATCATCCGCTGCCCAATGAAAACGAAAAATGATACGTCCGCTGAAGTTTGGCGACAGAAGCGAACGTATCATAAGCCACACTGGAACAAGCTGTTCCAGCCTTATTATAGCAGGAATTGGCTTGTTCCGCAAGAACCATGGGAGTTTTTATGGAACAAAAGGTTAAATATGCTATCAATCTTATCAGTGAGAACGGACAAGTTGTCGTGTCCAGCCGCGAAGTAGCCGAGAACTTTGGAAAAGCCCATCGACACGTTTTAGACGCTATCGAGAGCATTTTGAAGGGTATGCCGAAAATTGGGCAGACCCCCATGTTCTACAAGACCGAGTATGTACATGAGCAGAACGGCCAGAGCTACCCCATGTATCTGATGAACCGTGACGGTTTCACGCTGCTGGCTATGGGTTTCACCGGCAAGGAAGCCCTTGAATGGAAGCTCAAGTACATTGATGCTTTCAATCAAATGGAGCAGAAGCTCACCAACCCGGAGCCAGAATCGACAGAGATGCTGTTGAGCCGCGCTCTGATCGCCGCTAACAGTGTTATCGACACAGAGCGCAAGAAAGTAAAGGCTCTGGAAGCAGAAAACGCCAAGATGAAGCCGGATTCCGACTACGCAAAGGCGATGCTGCTTTCAGATGAAAGCCTGACGACCACGCAGATTGCCATGAACTACGGCATGAGCGCACGAAAGCTGAACCAGATTCTTAGAGGGCTTGGCATCCAACATACTGTGAACAAACAGTGGATTCCTTACCAGAAGTATCTTGGAAACGGATACGTTGTCGGGCATCCGATCGAGCTGCCGAACGGCAAGACGAAAGAGGTCACCCGCTGGACGAGAGCCGGTCAGAAGTTCATTTATAGCAAGCTTAAAGAAGCGGGCTATCTGCCTGTTGGCGAGCAAATCAGAATGGAGACGTGCTGATGGACTACTCGGAAGAAATGTTTCGGCTACAAGCTGAGAACGAAGAGCACAAAGCCGTTTTAGAAAAAAGCCATGAAATCCTTAATCAGGCATTAGAAATCATCATGCCAGAGGATAAGCGGTCAAGAGAAGTTGTAAGTGTAGCGCTAGCAACGTCCGTACAACATTTTTGCGAGGACAGCTATTCCATGGGATACAATGATTGTTTGCTCGACATTCTCAGGGAAAAGGAAGAAGTAAGCACTCCTATCATGTTTCCAACACTTAAATCGTAAATAGCCCATAAGAAAAGCCAGTGGTTAGAGAGCATCTAGCCGCTGGCTTTTTGTGTTATGCGTTTATTCCTCTACAAGGTCTGCGTACTTGACTTCAATACGGGGCAGTTCATCGGTAGTGCTGGTCAATGCTCTGGTGATTTTCTCAAGCCCGGTGAACTCACCGTAGACGTTGATAATGTCATCTTCCAGAATCTTCACGGCATCACTGCCACGCTTATCCAGCATATAATACTCGTCATCGGCATAGAATCCGTATCCGCTGTTGTCCGTGTAAGTTCTCCATGCTTTTTCGCTGCCGGAGAAGTTTGCGTCAATAATCTGCGAAACTTTTACCTTGACCGTAATCTTAGTGCCTTCATACTTTTCAGGATAGCGGCACAGCTCTTTATAGTCCACAGTCTGGCACTCAGCCTTGTAGTCATCCTCGCTGATTTCTGGCACAGACGCAACGGAAGAAGCGGTGGATGAACTTGTTTTGGATGTCGCTTTGCTACTGCTTGCGGAACTGTCAGAACTACTGCCAGAGCCGCCAATAGCAGACAGGACAACCAGAACGATGATAGCGATGAACCACCAACGCTTGTAGATGGGCGGCTTATTCTTACCGCCACACTGAGGGCAGACCTTTGCACTTGCGGCAATCTCTGCACCACAGTGCTTGCACGTTGTCATTTTATTTTTAGCCATTGTAGATTCCTCCCTTTCAAGGCTTGTAAGGCAAGTATAGCACAGAACGCAGACCCTTTGTAGGGGTCTTTTTATTTTTGCGGGAAATTTTTGAGATTGACAATAGGGGGTAGGGTGATTTTTTGAGCCTTTTTTATTTTTTCGGTGGTGACGGGACTGACCGGGCGGGGCTGGGCGGCGGCTATATACCCCGCCGGTGGAGACCCCAGCCCCAGCGCACCCGGAACGACGGCACACAACAGGAGGCAGGGCAGACCGTGCCAAAACCAGGGCGGGCAAATACCAGGGCAGACCACGCAAGGCGCGGCACACACGCCAGGACGCTGGACACGCTGCACCGGTCTGCACTCGATACCAGACCGCCCACGCCGGGCAGATCGAGACTGTGCAGGGCGTTGGATGGCGTGGAACGTGTCCGAAACTGAGCAGATACGGACACACACAAGCCGCCTTGCATCAAGTCACATTTTTGTGACGTTTTGTTGCATGTGCAACTGTTTTGCCCTTTACAAAGTCACACAAGTGTGATATTATAATGTCACAAGATGAGTCACACAAGTGTGACACACATCACCACAAAACAGGAGGACAAAACCATGAAAAGAACCTCTAGTATGACCTACCACGAAACAGACGAGAGCAGAGAGCTTGAACTGTACACCACCAACAACGGCGATCTGTACCGCCAAATGATAACACCCATTATTAACAACCTCCGCAAAAAGTACCAGCGCGGAACCTATGACGCAGACAAGGCCGTTGACCTTTGGTATAACGTAGCTACTGAGGGAGCAAAACGGTATAACAAAGAGTTTGGCAGCGACAGCCAATGGAGCCGCCTATTTAACGTCCAGTGCCGCTATACTGTGGCGGTCAACCTTGAAAGCTACTACAAAGAGGAGGTAGAGTATAATGCTTGACACTACCCAAATTTACGCCCTCTGGTACATCGGCGGCATGATCTCCGGCGCACTCGTTATGATTGCATTTCTTAACAGCTAATAAGGAGGATTCAAAAAATGACGTTATTCGAAGAAAAAGTGAACGCATACCGCGAAAACAAGCGGTTAATTGAAGAGCTTGAAGCAATGAACGACGCTGTAAAGGCCGAAATCATCAACATGATGCACGGCGCACCCGAAATGGTGCAGGGCACCGCAAAGGCCATTTACAAGGATGTGCAGAGCGTCCGGCTTGATAGCAAGCTACTCAAGACGCTACACCCAGATGTATACGCAGAATGCAGCAGCAAAACTAGCTACAAGCGGTTTAGCGTGGTTTGATGGAGGTGTCAATATGTGTTTGGTTGTTATTAACGGACGCGTCGCTGCTGAATGTAGCGCAACCACAAAAGGCGCTTTTTGTCACTTTGGCGTCTGGTATACTTACGATTGGGAGGCAATCACAAAATGATATTATCTTGTTTCCTGTTTTTCTTCTGGTTCTTTGCGGCACTTTTTAAGGCCAGCAAATGACCTGATCGGGCACTTTAGCGGGGCTGCACCGGTAAAAGCAACCACGCCCCAGCCCAAAAGGGCAAAAATATTTTTGCAAGTCCATCTAATGGGGCTTGCAGTGTGGTATAATCTAATCAATATAAGACGGCTACAAGCCGCAGGAGGTATATATTGTGAAAATCAATTATTATGTCATCGGCGGGCAATACAACTGCGTCAATTACGGAGGCTGTGAAACACTCCTCGGCGCGAAGCGGAAAGCAACGCAAAACACAGAATATTGGGACAACTGGCAAGGCTGGCACACGCCCGCTATCTACGACGCTTCCGACATTAACCCGGAAACAGGCGCACCGGTCGAAGGTTCCATTCCCGTTGCAGTCTTTTCGGATGGGAAATGGGGTGCCCCGTCATTCTAACAGTTTAATGCCTGCTAAGACCCGGTCAGCAATGGCCGGGCTTTTCTTTTGCCTTGCATCTGCTGAGGGTGCAGGGCTTTTGTTTTGCCCCGCTGCAATACAGCCAAATACAAGCGTTCACAGCGCGTTTTGTGCCGTTAATGCAGTTTAACCGCCTACGCAACAAAACAGCGCACAGGGCTTTACAGGGGCTTTTCCTGTGATTTGCCCCATTCTACCGCCCACAATACCAGACCGACACAAACGGATATAATACCATCTGCACCACGCTGGAGCGTATCACAGCACCCGGACGCCCTATAGCCTATACCAGATACCACCGCCACGCATGGACGCTATACAGGTCAGCACAGCCGCCCTATTATAATAATGTATATAAGAGGGCAACGGTGCGTCCCTATTATGGATCCATGCCAGACGGTGCAACACATCGCAAACCATGCTAGACCGGCTGGGCAGTCCAGCAGCAGGGCGCACGGCGGGCAGCGCGGAACCATTGACGGCTACCGCCGCAGCTCTTTTTCGGGCTTTCGCCCGATAGTCAATAGAGGTCAGCAATAGTCGTAGCGTTCCGGCTGGAATAGTCATAACAGCTTCTGGAATAGTCGTAGCCAATAGTCGTAGTTTCTCCCAGAAAATAGTCGTGGAATAGTCGTAAAGTCGTCAGACGACTGTCTTTTGAAAGTCCTATATATCGTATAGTAACGAGTGGTTTGCTGATAGTCGTAGAGTAATAGTCGTAGCATTTTCTTGCAAATCATCGTCAAATAGTCGTGTATTTTTTGTGTGAAATAGTCGTTTACCTTTTAGAGAAAGAGAGGCGCGATAGTCGCTAAGTCATCCGACCTCCCAAAAATCAATAACTGTCAAGACACCTGTCAATTTTAATCCCATTCGTATTACCTCAAAATCTTTAACCATCGTACTTATTATAATAGTCACAGACAATTACTCAATCTTTTTAACTATTATTCTGCTGGAATAGTCGCATTATCCAATTAGGTTCGTTCTCCTCCGATTTAATTACCGACAACTACAACCATATCATATCAATCGACTAGGATTATTTATTTGGCAAATACCTCAATACTTTTAACTATCTAATAAGACTATCTGACTGGTCAGTTGCTTTCAACTTGCAATCAACTGCCCATACCACTATGCAACATTTCTACATATTCAACCGACTACAAAATAAGGTCAATTCTCCATGTGAAATAATCGTAAATCATCCACCAGTCCGAACCTCACGCCAGTTCTCACCTACGGTCTGCTCTGCTGGCTAACGGTGTAGCTTTGGAGATAGAGGGTTGTAGGGAGAAAGAACCAGCTTTCAATTTCGCATAACTGTTATTTATTCACTTTTGAACTGTCGTAGCACACCCGGCTCCGTCAACGCGCGCGCTCGCGCATATAACGCCCGCGGACGCGCTAAACACACGGGGAGGGAAAGGGGGAGCACGGAAGATGTTAGGGGGATTATAGGGGGTAATAGGGGTTGTAGGGGAAAGAGGGGGACAAAAGGGGGAAAGAGGAAACAAGGGGGAAAGGGGACAAAAATTTGAAAGTCATTTCCGAAAGTGATAGTCGAAGCGTTTTTTCGTCTCACACATCTTGCTTTCGTCTCAATCAGTCCTGAGATTTTACAAATAGTCGTTGGCATTCGCCCATCTGGCTGCTATCATCGCCGGAAAGGCGTGTAAGAGCCTGTCTGACGCGTTTTTCTGCTTGACCCGATAACTTTCACGTCTGATCCTGAAAAGCCGTTCTCCACGCTCCCGCATCGGTCCGCTTGCGTGGTCTAGTCCGGAATATGTCATCAGCATCAACGGAGAGCCGCCTACGAGCGTCTGTGGCGCGTTTTCGTGATTAAGTCGATAAAGTTATCATCTAGCACCAAAAACGTCTTAAAACAAGCTTTTTCGTGAAGTTTGAAAAAACAAAAGACTGCCATTGCTGACAGCCAATGCGTTCAATCCATCCAAGTGTACTCTTGGAACCGTTGAATCTGTTTGTTAAACGTGATGGGAAGGTCGCCTATCCCACCTTCCTTGTTCTTGCTTAGCCGGAACAAATACTTGTCGGGGTTATCGCCGGACAAAAGGATGATTGCATCTGCGTCCTGTTCAATCTGTCCGCTCTCTCGTAAGTCGGAGTTAGTAGGCGTTGCTCCGGGCTTGGATGGGTTTCGATTGAGCTGTGCCAGTGCCACCACAACAATGCCTGTGGTCTGTGCCAGCTCGTGTAAGGCAATGGATATGGTTGTAATGGCGGCATATCTGTCTTTTGCGGCTGTTTCATGGATAAGTTGAAGATAGTCTACGAAGATGACTTGAGCCTTTTTACGGAGAGCCTGAGCCTTCATCCACGCCACGTTCTTTCCGGCAGCGGAGCGGATATATAAGGGCATCTTCATGTTCTTTGCCTGTCCGTCAATCTCATTCAAGCTGACCGCCTTATTTTTCACCGTGTCCAGAGGGCAGTATATTTGATTAGCCATCAGACGTGCGCCCAGCTTGCGTTTGCTGGTTTCTAGGCTGAAATAGTACACGGTGTAGTTCTGCTTCGCCATGCTTGCTGCTATTTGCAGGGACAGGGCTGTCTTGCCCGCAGACGGTCTTCCGCCGATGATGATAAAATCGCCCGGTGAGATGTGCAGCGCTTCATCCAGACGCTCTAGGCCTGTCTTGATATACACAGGCTTCTCGTCCATGTGAAGCACATAGTCGTTCAGCACGTCCTCGTATGTCCACGCATCTTCTTCCTCAGCTTTCAAGCTCATTGCTTCGCCCATCTGCTGGTAAATGTCTGATAGATCAGAATAGTCGGTAAGCTCGCTTGTCATCTGAAATGCCAGACCTTGCACACGAGTAAGTGCGGCTTGTTCTTTGATAAGCTGCGCCCAACGCTGCATCTGCTCCCTGTCAATTCGTACACACTCTGATTCACAGGTTTGTACACACGCCAAGAGCGTCTGCGCTACGTCTGGATGCTGCGTGTTTATCTCGACTATATCTATCTTACCCCTAGCCGTCCAATAGCCCTGAACAGCCGCAAAAGCGTCTCTCAGCTCAGGTCTGAACAAGTCAAGTTCAAGGTCTGGTATGATTTCATCCACAACGCCCGGCTTGCAGAGCATCAGCGCACCGATAAATACCGTTTGAACGTCCATTGTCATAGTCTAGGAAACTCCATCTCCGTACTTTGCTCGTACTGGTCATCCTGTTTCAATGCGTAAATGTCCTGCCATCCGGCATAGATGCTCTGGTCGAGTATGGCTTTCCAGTCATGCCGATCAAACTTTTCCAGCTTGTTGCAGAGCATCTGTTTTGCCCGGTCTGTCATAGGCTTTTTGATTCTTGTACGCATCTGTGCGAACTCTCGCATGGATTCCAACAGGGCTTTATCGCCATGAGCAAAGTCGGAGAAGATGTCAGGTTTCTTCTTGACTGCACTCTCCGGCAAGGTCTTGACGTTCGTCTGAATGTTAGTCGATACAATGGGTTCATTGTCATCTGACTTTGAACTCATAGATGAGCCGACCTTCATCTCATTTATGACATGAGGATGAGCTGACTTTCGTGTAGACCATCCTTTTGACGCAATATCGCTTCTTTCTTGCTCTCTATCGAGTAGAAATTTAATCAAAATGAAACAAGATTCTGCTTTTTTTGAATTGAAAACTGGTTCATTTTCTTCAAAAACGTATGAGCAAATAGCATCATAAAGTTCAAGTTTTTCTTTGTTTTTCATCGCAGAAATTGCTTCAAAATAGTTTCGCCTGAACGCAAAGCTGTCTCGTTTTTTGTCCATACCTATCCCCCATTAAAACAGGCACTCAGCGCCAGATTCACGCAGCCAACCTTCGCCCGGAATGTTGACTATCTCATAATACTGCCGCGCAACGTAGATTGTTTTCTGCCCATCCTCAGCAATCAGACCGACAATCAGATAGTTATCAGGTGCCATAAAGAACCAAGGGTTGCTCTTGTAGGTCTCGCCCTTCATCCAGTTCTTCATTCTGTTCACGGCTTTTTCAATATCCTTATCGGGGCAGTCTGGGTTTTCGTATGCAAAGAAATCCTCAGGAAATTTAAGTTTTTTCACTTTCTAAATCCCTCTCTCGTTCTCACAATTCGTTTGTAACCTTCATGTAGCTTTGCGCCTTTATGGTATACAGGTCGATTGTGCTTCTGCTTGATGTAACCACACTGCGTTTCGGACTGTCTGATAGCATTTGCAAGCTGTTCAATTGATACAGCACATCGGCTTATTGCTTCTGTTAATGCTTCAAATCCATCCATATTTAATCCTCCTTTGGCTCTTTTGGCGCATACGTCCAGTGCGTTACAATGTACCAATCATCGTGTTCCAGTGGGTCGTTAAACTCGTCTCTCCACGCCTTTTTTCCGAATGCTGGCGCATAGAAGCCAAGTCTCATGTACCGCTCATAGTCGTTTTCGTTTTGGTAAATGTGTTTTACCATCAAAATCAGCATCGGAGCATCTGACGGAGGCAACTTATCCCGCACGGAATGCCATACATACTTGTCCATATCCATCACCTCACACCATCGGAAACGCCATCCAATGCGTTACCGTCACATCTTTCGGCAGTCTTTCTCCTATCTCATCCCAGAACTGACCGTCCGCGTAACAGTCAAGAAAGTACGCTGTCGGCGATATTCCTTGCAACATTTTTCCATCTTTATCACGCCACGTTGTCTTAGTCGCAAGCAACAAAGGCTGCGTCCGCTCTCGTGGCGGTTCGCTTGCTGGATGCCAAAGGGTATTAGCCATTATTTTCCCTTTCTTCAAAATTTGCACAATATTCAGGAGGAATGTCGAACGGTTTTTTGAACGGCACTTTGCAAACATATCTGTAATATTCTTTATCTCTCGGAGAACGCTTATAATACAGGTTCTTGCATCGGTCGCAAATAGACGTTTGCTTTGCTGGTACATCGTGAACGATTAAAAGAATTACAGCTATACCAAAAATAATGATTATCGCCGCATTTAATGTTGTATCAAGCATCCATTCTTCTCCCTTCAATCTCCATCCCACACACCGTCAGGACGCATCTTTGCAAACGCAAGCAAACCGTACAAGGCGCGTTTTGCGTTGCCCTCTGTGTCGTTCCAGTAGTCGCTATCGTCCACATCATCACCCAAAGCGGCAATAGCCTTTTCTAACATCGGGATGCTTTCTGCTCCTGTCTTTCCGTAGATAGAGCGAATGCCCTTTCTACCCAACACATCATCACGACGAAAGTAATTTCCATAATTATAGGTGATATTAAGCCACAGTTCTTTTGTTCCTCCAATGGAACGAGTACCACCAGCAACAAAGCGCGCATCATCCACTTCAAGCGTTTCATGCGTTACAGGGTCGCACAGCGAAATATCATAGCTCATCTTTCTTCTCCCATTCCTTGCATCCGCGTTCGTCCCACACGAAGTCTGCAA